GTGGGGTCAATGCTCGCATGAGCAACGCCCACGCTGAACTCATACTTCCTTCACTCAGAACTTTTAAGTCTACGAACGCTACAAAACACTTTCGAAGTAATGCCTACGACGACGGAGTACCTCGCGAATGGCAAATGCCCGTTTGTACGTTTCCGTGGATATACCCAATTCACATCAAAGGGATGGTTTCCTTTCAGCAAGGCGAAATCGTAAGAAGGCTTAACAAGAAAGGTATTGCTGCCCGTCAAGGTTTCAAGTCGATGAAGTTGCAAGCTGAGTTCGAACACTTGCGAGGCAACCCATTCCTGCAAACCAACGCAATGAGACTTCAGCACGAGATCATCTATCTTCCTCTCTCAGAAACAATGACCCTCGATGACGTGGCTCAAATCTGTGACGAACTAATGAATGTTGCAAAAATTGTTATTCCGCTGTTGACACCAACCGTCTAACGGTTAAACTTCACCCGAACGAACGACAACCCTCACTAAGAAAGAACCCCCTATGAAACTTGAAACTCTGTTCTCCAAAGCTGAAAAGACTCTGACTCCAATCAAGACGAAAGTGCTTTGCATTACACCCGCATTCGCTCTTGCCTGCTTGAAGGATCTGAACAACAGCAACCGTCCGATGTCTCGCAGTGTTGCCAACCTCTACGCGAATGAAATGCTTCGCGGTCAGTGGAAGTGCAACGGTGAACCCATCATCTTCTCAGTTGACGCTGAAGGCAACGAACACCTGATCTCCGGTCAGCATCGTCTACAGGGTCTGGTACTAGCTCAGCAAGCCATTGAGAAGGACGAAGTGTGGCCTGCTGCTCAGACCGAATGGGATGCAGTCATCATCTATGGTGTTCCTCATGACACTGCAGACACTGTAGACACTGGCAAGACTCGCACCCATAGTGATGTACTGTTCCGCGATCCTTGGGTAGACTCTGTCATTCCAGAAGCATGGAACGCCACAGTCAGCAAGCGTAAGACTTGGACCAAGACTCTTGCTGGTGCTGCACGTCTGGTATGGCTGATCGAAGGTGGTGCTACAGTCTCGTCAGCACCTAAGTTCCTCATCTCAGAAATGATGTCGTTCATTCAGACTCGTCATGCTGGACTTGCCAACTTCGTTACAATGGTTCTGGACGCCAACGATGCTGACGGAGGCAACAAGGGGCTGAAGATGAGCCTGGCTTATCTGGCTGCTCTGACGTACGTTGCCTGTGTTGAAGAACATGATTGCTTTGATGACGACGGCAATACTGTCATTGAAATCTCCATCGCTGACGACACACAGGACGCTATGGACCTGTTCCTGAATCAGTTGGCTGTCGGTTCCGGTTACGACAAGGGTGACCCAGCTTGGGCACTTGCGGGCTACTGGAACAAGCTGACAGCAGAGAAAGGCAGCAAGGACCGTGACCGTGACTGGGTAGGACCATTCGTTAAGGCTGCTAAGGCAGTCCTCGAAGGTCGTACTGGTCTGAAGGTCTCCGACATCTCCTTGAGTAAGAAAGAACGCGATGGTTATACTGATTTCCCTGTTATGTTTGATGGTTACCATACTCTGTGTTTCGAACGTGCTGCTGCTGCGAAAGCTGCGTCAAGCCAACCAGTGGAAACCAGTGTATCTTCGGTCGTCGAAAGCGGAGAAGAACTTCTTTCAGTTACACCCGAATTGGAAGCAGCAGATAGCGATCCAGCACCTGCAGCAACCCGTCTAAGACCAAAACGTAAAGCTAAGCCAGCAACAGTCTCAGCTTAGTTGATCTTCCCGGCAGTCCTGCAATGACGAAGTTTCTGTGTCGCAGGTTGACGGCCTTACCGTGCCACATCAGACGCGGTAGGGGCATTTTGCTCGCAGGTAACGCTAACAGAAATGTCGTTAACGACGTATTCCTGCATCCTCTTACTTCAAGGACGGCCCCATGAGCCAGTGGAAGGCTTTCGAGCGTTTCGTGTCAACTATCTTCTCCACCACCAGAACTGCTCTGAGCGGAGGCAACGGGAAGATGACACGCTCTGACTCATTACACCCATCGTTGTTCGTTTCGTGCAAATACACACAATCCAATAACAAAGGACTCCGTGATCTGGTCGATGAAGAAAGAGAGAAAGCAGCAGTCGAGAACAAGATTGCTGTGTGCGTGATAGGTGAGGCAGGAGATCGTGCCAACTCCTTAGTAGTTCTTCACCTCAGAGATTTACACCCCTTCTGTGAAATGGTTAAAGATGGTACAGTTTCGTGCAATATGGTCCCCAGCAGTCAACGGACTAAGCCTGTCAGCACTTGAGATGTGGCTGGTCGACCGAGTAGCCTTTGAAGTCTCTTATCTCAGAGACCTTGAAGCAGTAGAACCTTGGAACAAGAACATGTGTTACGGTAGCCTGATCCAAGCAGGCATCGAAGGGTACATCAAGACCCGTCAACCTCGTGGTGCTGCTAAGTTCATTCAAACTGAATTCGAGAAGCAGACTGCGAAGTACGACGATCATGATGAAATTAGTTGGTGGGCTGGTCTTGCCCAACATCAGGTTACAACGTGGATCTCACTGTACGGTGCTGACTTGGATCTATTCCACGTAGACAAGTCAGAATGCCAGCATAAGATCCAACTCACGTTACCGTCAGGTCGATCACTCCTGCTCAATGGATTCATCGACGGTGAAGGTGACGCAGTCATCATGGAAAACAAATGCCGTGGAGAATGGAGTGAAGATGACATTGCTCGCGAGATTGATCGCAACCTTCAAGTCAACATGTACCAGCTTCTCTACAAAGCTTCGTACGGCTATCTTCCCGAAAGGATATGGTACCAGCACATCAGACGCCCCGGTGGCTTCGGCTACAGGGGACCAAGACAGAAGACCAAAGAGTCACGAGAAGAGTTCAGGCTGCGACTTGCAGAAGCAATTGACACGGATCGTGATTACCACTTCTTCAGATATTGGATCAGACCTGATGAAGAACGATTCGAAAGATTCATGCACGGGTGCCTGTACCCGATGCTCGAAGCGTTCCTAGACTGGTATACGTACATGACACACCCTAACCGAAAGGATGAGATCAACCGCTTTCATTGGGCAACACCTTACGGACTCTACAACCCCTTTATGGAAGGCACTCAGGAACGCTTCCGCAACTTCCGTCTTACTGGATCAACCCTCGGCCTTAGACCAAAAGTATCATACCGATGAGCACACCCCAACGTCCAATCAAACGACAACCCGTACCACCAACCAACCGACCTGCTATTACTGCTTCTTCTCAGAACATCTTTGAAGACCTGATTGAAGCTAAGCCTCAGCATGGTCGATTCCTGATGCTCTACAGTCCTCCCGGAATGGGCAAGACAACACTGGCTGCTCAATTCCCAGCACCTATGTTTATTACCACCAGTGGAGAACAGGGCATCTATCTGTACAAGGAACGAAACCTTGTGCCGTCCGATATTCCTATCATCCAGTTGGAACCACTGGCACCTCATGATGAGATCCCTGCTGGTGGTCATCCCGGATACCTGCGTTGCATGACAGCGATGCAGCGATTCCGTGATGGTAAGCATGATCGTCAAACACTGGTCATCGACAGCACCTCTGGTCTGCAGGACATCTGCTACCAGCACTGTGCTTCAATGTTGTTTGACAGTGACATGGACAGCAAGGACTTCACAGCTTACTACGCTGGCTACACGAAAGCTGCTGAAGCATTCTGGTCTTCAGAACTTCTTAAGACCATGCTGGAGATCGTAGCCAAGGGCTACAACGTCGTACTGATCGCTCACTCGACGTTCAAGCCAGTCAACAACCCAAATGGTCCTGACTACGATCAGTATCGTCCAGAGCTTGATAAGAACATCTGGAAGTACACGTCCAAGGATCTTCACGGTGTCTTCTTCATGGGTCAGGAGATCCTTGTCTCCATCGACCAGAAAACCAAGAAGAAGAACACAGTCGGTGAGCGTAGATTCATCGGATTGTCACCCACGACTTATTACACAGCTAAGTCATGGTGTACCCCGGAAGGGATGACTGAGATCGACTGTGGAGAATCAGCCAAGGAAACATGGAGTAAACTCAAAGAAGCACTGGGGATGTGATGGAGTACCAGTGAATTG